AGCTCCTTAATGATCGCATATACCAATATTGCAGTAAAAAAGACCACCCCCAAAAACGCTCCGAGGGTGATCGCCAGTGCTACGACGTTGATGACCATGTCCATGGCTTAATGCCCCAAGAGTAGCACGATTGCGCTGACGATAGCTACCGCGGCCGCGAGTCCAATGATCACACGGTCCCAAGGGTCAAAATAATGCCCCTCCAAGAGTATGTTTTGCACGTGTTCCTCCTCCGCGGTAAAATACCGCCTAGGCGGCGGGGTGTAAGCGCATCCGATTTTCACCTTGCCGGTGTTGTAGGGTGTTGTGCGTTGATGAGCCATGTTAAACGACCTCCACAGCTTTGATGCCCATGACGCTCACCGCGTAGCTGTTGTCCGTGATGAACTGTTCGCCCAATGCGATTCTAACCGCGTCCATTTCTAGCTGTGGACGCTCGGTGAAAGAGATCTCCACCGTGTAATGCCGGCCGGCGTAAGTACCGGCCCCGGCCGCTTTGAATAACTCTTTCAAGTGCTTTTCCCGAGCAGTGTAGGAGCGGAGCTGAGCCCTCACTTCTGCCAATTCGTCTACCATCTCTTGCGTGATTACGGGTGTGGTGGTTTTAACCGCCTTCGCTNTGGTTTTAACTGCCATGATGTNTTGTCCTCTATGTGTTGTTGATGAAGATTTAATTATACCACTGGTGCTATACCCTGTCAAGTATCCCCTCGGTCTTGCTGTAGCTTTTCTGCAACGAGCGTTGCGTATCCCGCGATGTCTACCCACGAATCCGCGTAGTTGGGGTCACCGTTTAGAATCCGNGCGAGCTTGTGCAGGATCATCTCGGTAGCCTCTTTTTGGTAGGGTTCCATGCGAGACCAGTAAGACGTCGACGCCATCATCGCGACGCGTTTAAGCTCCTGCGACACACGNCCTTGNTCTCTAAAATCGCCGTAGTTCCCGGCGCGTTGGGTGAGTATCGAGTCCAGACTATCCATGTGCCGCCACCAATCCACCGCGTGCATAGCGATTCATAAAGCCACTGGGGTCCGCGTTGCCGATCAGCTCTGCCGCGATTTCCTGTGCCGTCTTGCCTTCTCGCGCGCCGGCTATCGCCGCTTCGGTCGTGATTTGGCGCCCCATGGTCGCGGGCCCGATGGCACTTTCAACACCGCCAGATCCATTCTGAATCCACGGCGCGGCAAGATTGCGTAGTGTGCCTTGATCGTGCGGCTCGATGAGTCCCAACCTCTCGCCAGTAGAGGTGCGCATATCGCGAGGACCGTAGACACCCGATAACTGACCTTCCCGAGTCATGAGCGTTCCCAATTGAGCATCAGGGTTGAAATCGATGAGTTGCCCGGGTGATAGCGCTTGTGCGCTTTGCGCATGCTTATCGCCGAGCACCGAGTGCAAATACGCAGTTTCCTCCGAAAGATCTCGCCGTCGAACTGGTTTGTTGAAAAGTTGGTTAGACCACCCCTCAGTGTCGCCACTGTACATTTTTTCGTTAACAGGCGCTATAAACCCGAAATCGCCATGCCCAATCGCGTGACTGCCGACATTGCCCAATCGGCGTGCTATGTTTATGTCCGTCAGCGTATTGGCCGTATTGCCTTGGCCCCCGGCGCGGATCAAATCGTACAACGCCCCGTACAGCTCTTTACCTTTTGAAGGTAAATCCGTCCACCAGTTGGTGGCGAATGACTGGGGTTTGACCTCCATCGCGTTGATGTCGTACATTTGCGGATCGCGCACACCGGGCACCCGCCGTGCATTGTCGGCCATCCGACGCCCGATTTCCCCGGTCATCTTCATCGTGCTTGGATCGTACGAATAGCTAGGGCTAAAAAAGAGGTGGGGTGCTGTTCGCGGTAGACTAGCCTCCTCCAAGTCGGCGGGCAGTGCGTTTTCCGGAAAAAGCATTAAATGCCCCTCACTTGGCAGATGCCCGGCTTTGATGGTCCGCATGCCCGCTTCTTTGTTTGCCCCCCTAGCACCAAGTACACCCCGAATTGGTACACCTTGCGGCGTAGTGCCGAACATGTTCATGTTGTTGTACTGCTCCAAGACTTCTCCCGGAATCATCAGCTTCTGCTGTGCACGCGCTTTAGGGTCAAAACGTTGAGCATTCGGGAGTTGTCCCATTTCCTTGTGAACCTGACCCACTGTGGTCATGAGGTCTTCGAGTGACTGAGCGCGTTTAAAGGGATTAAAGAATGGCATCGTAGTACACCTCGTCGCAGATTCTGAGCGTTTGCAGATGAATATTGATCGTGTCTTGCATGTCCTCGGCGTACCCGCCCGCTAGATTCCAGACTAGCGGTACTTCGGCCGTTTTGGCCGCCGTGAAGATCCCTCGATCCCGGTGGGCGAGGCCTTCCATGGTTAGATACCCGGCCCCATAGGGGTCATCGATCCAAGCATCAGCACCCGCCTGATATACGATTATACCCGCTCCCGTGTGCTCTATCAAGTCCTTGGTGTACTGCTCCCACATCCTATGGTCCCAAGACGGTTTTGCACCATCCCCCATCTCGTCCCGGGTCACATGCGTGATCTGGCGCTCTAGTCCGAGCTTCTTGATNATCTGATGGGTTCCGTCCCCGAAGTGCCCATCCCCGTCAATGATCGCCACGTGGGTGGTGAGCTTGGCCTTNAGCGCCTTNANNGCCGCGATCACGAGCCCGTTGAACGTGCAGTACCCAAACGCGCTGTCGTACCTCGCGTGGTGAAAGCCCTGAGTNGGTGAGCAGACGGCCCCGCCGAATGTNAACGCTAGTTCGACGGCGTGCCACAGGGATGCATTCGAATAGCGAAGGCTCTCGTTAACGTCTGAACTCGTGGTCCCAAATCCATTCTTGATCTTGCCGCTGTAAATCCCGCGAATGTACTCCGGATCGTGCGCTAGTTCAAAGTCCAAATCGGTGTAACCCTTGAATGTAGTAGTCGGCCGCTTGGCTTGGCGTACAAATTCGGGTATCTTCTTGAGCGAGATGAACGAAAATCCGGTATTCTGCATCGGATGGTAGAGTATCGGTGTAAGCTTTTTCAATGTGTTAGTCCTCTATTGATGTTGATGGACCCCCATTATACCACGCGTGGGACAATCTGTCAACGCCCTTGGGGGGTTTAGGCTTTGATACGGGGGCGGTAGCGCGGGCCACGTCTTTGGCGTCGGGTGACTCACGAGTTGTAAATCTAAAGTCGCAAGACAGGCATATGCGTCGGCGCCGCGTGATATTGATGCTATTTTGGTAGGTGGTGGAAACGGTGGTGCGAGCTTGGCATTTAATACACTTCATAATCTAGCTCCGTGAGGATGTCGTTAACGTGCGTGTTTAAATCCAACGCGGGAAAAGCCACAGTGTACCGATTAAGCATATCTTTAAGGTCTTTGCGCAATTGCCACGCGACACGCACCGATTGCTGACTCAAGCCGCTCTCGTCCAAAAAATATATGGCGTCCACCATGTCCGCGCATTTTACAATTGCCTCAATCTCAGTGCCTTTGTATTTTTGCTTCAACGTCGAATACCCAAGGTCGAAATCCGACTCGGCCCGATCCAGAATATCGTCGCCCCCGATCTTGCGGAGCTTGTCTTTAAACGGAGTGGCCAGATCCCCGGTGCGAATCTCGATAATATCGTGCAATAACGCCCAGTTAACAAGCTCAAACATCTGCTCCGAAGACAAAAACGCATCCTCGCATCTCATCGCAATGGATTGCGCGAGCATCGCCACATTGAACGAATGCTCAGCTAGTGATTGGGGCCTACTGGTAAGCACGATCTGCCACCGTTTAACGTGCGATGCACGCATTAATTCAGGTATTGTGAGCATGGGGCCTATCCTTTGTACGACGTAGTAAATCTGCCACTTGGTCTCCGGTGTAAGAGATGTCGTCGTTGAATTCGAACATCTTAGCCGCAGACTCCAACGCTTGGTTCCAAACGTCCCGGGCGGCACACACCCCCGGATCGTCCGGATCGGTGAATAAGACACCAAAACGCAAAGAGAAGTAGTCTTTAAAACTCATATATGCCTCATGATTCTAGTATTCGGGTCCACCGCCCAAGCTCGGTTTTCGTTAATCTCCATTTTGGCTTCAATTGCCGCGTGAACATCGATCCCATTGCGCGCCGCAACATCGAGGAGTAGGATCATGACATCGCCAAGCTCTAACGCAGATTTGGGGGTACGTGCGTATTCACCCACTTCCTCATAGAGCTTAAGTAGAATGTCCGCTGTCGTGCGATTAGGAAAGTTGATATCTGCCCACCGCGTGATACGGTCTTGAAGCTGACGGATGTCGGCCCCGCCCCTCTTCTTATACGCGTTGACGGCGCGCACGGTGAGGTCTGCATTTTTGTCGCAATTCGCGAGGATACCACGCAGATGGTGACGAACTTCGAAAGAAGCGATGGTAGCGCCTTTCGCATCGACGACCTCCGAGGGTCTCTCGGGGTGAACGCTCCACGGTGTTTCATTAACTTCATCGGTGTGCACATGCGATTCAACTTGTAGCATTTATGGATCTCCAAATGTCTAATAACTTCGAACGACGGACGCCATTCGCCCAATAATCGGTTTCAATCACATCGCGAAATCGGGGCCCAATGCCCATAAAGCATACCCGGGTGCCCGCGGATTCAATGGCATCGATTATGCGAATCAGCTCGGCCTCGGATTTGACATAATTCGCGAAGTTTAGGAACACCCGGTCCACACCATTGAATTCGATCGCTTCTTGAATCTGGATCTGGCTAAATGTGAAAATCCGGCGCGGGAGCTTAGTCACCGTGGTGAGTTCAGTCGTTTGGCCAATTGATTCAAACGTAATCTCGCTTTGATCCGCGTACACTGGTCCGCTGAAGCCCACTTGCTTTCCCTCTTCATCGAAGCGGTTGGCCACACGAATCGGGTAAGTGCGGCAAGTGCCGAACACCTCTAAATCTTTAGCCATGGTGCGCGGAATCCCGCAATCGGCTAGAATCTGCCAAACCGTCACATCGCGCGACGTGGTATAGGGGTAAAACCCGTGTAAATCGATAGTCCGAACCCTTGTGCGCCCTCGATTAACACGTGGTTAGCAGAGCCGAGCATGTCCATGTACTCGCTTTGAGACACCACGTATTTGTTGAGTAACGGCTCCCTCGACGCAATGTTCATGTCGTCCGGGTTGCGCTCAATGCGTTGAATCATCGCGGCACCCACGCCTTTTTTGGTAGACCCAATTTTGGTCATTGGTCCGGCTTCCAAGTCTCGGTGGCGCTGAGTCACGATCGCGGCGTGCGGGTGAATCATGATTCGAATCCCACGCGCATCGATAATGTCTTGGCATTGTGCAATCTCGTCGAGTAATTGCATCGGATCGATCATCGAGCCGGGTCCGAGGAACACTCTCTTGCAATAGGGCGATACGATGCCATTCGCTAAATGCGTATGTATATACTTTCGACCTGCTCGATCAATGTAGGTGTGCCCCGCATTGGGCGCCCACGCAGTAATAATCGTGTCCGGACATGTAGTCTCGGCAAGATACCCGGCGAGTAATCCTTTGCCGGTGCTTCCGTATTGAAGGTCAATGACCATGGCGATTTTTTGCATAAGTCCTCTATGTAGTTAAAGTTTAGCCTTTGGCTTGATACCAATCGGCGCCTGTTCCCCAATCGCATGTGATCGGGACACGAAGCTTGATCGGGCACTCAACCCCATCAAACGTGGTGTAGATACGAGCAATCTCATCAGCGTGCTCTTTAGAATCATTATCGAGCGATATCCCGACCTCGTCGTGTACCGTAAGTAGGAGTCTACCACAGCCGTGAGTATTGAGATAAGTATGAAGCTCGATCAGCTTTTGTTTCATGCAGTCCGCACTGGTGGCTTGATAAATCAGCCCCGATGCCTTGTGCACGAATTGTCCGCCCGGGAATCGAAGGTGCCGGCCCAACATCGAGTGCACGAACCCACGCTCTTTGGCTAGGCTACTAGCTTTTTGCGAGGTGTTGCGCATGCCGGGATTCGCGGCGTGATACTTTTCGAACATCGCCAACGCTTCAGGTCCGGCTTTGAGGTAAGTGTTGCCATTTGGTCCCTCCTCTTCCGTGTACGGCAACCCGCATTCCTGAGCTAGNCGTCCGGATCCCATGTTGAAGGCTAGTCCCAAATTGATCGCTTTCGAAGATGGACCGCCCGCATATTGAGCATTACGCGGTATACCCGTGAGATCGCTGACCAACTGGTGAAAATCCAAGTCGGGATTCGATGCGTACGCGGATAGAATAGCGGGCACATTACCGTAATGGTTAGCAACCCTAAACTCAAACTGTGACCAATCCATACCCAACCAACTGGCCCCCACGTCTGGGATGAATATGGGACGCACCAACGACTTAATATCTTTATCGCGACTGGGGATCTGCTGTAGAGCCGGGTTTGTGACACTAAGTCTTCCAGTTCCAGTGCCCGCTTCCGCGTCATTTTTTGTCTGGTTGTAGTTGCAATGAATGATTCCGTCGTGGTGATGTCCAAGTATATGCCCCTTTAGAAATGTGTCCCTAGTCTTCATCATCTTGCGCAAGTCCAAGATCATCTTGGCGGCCGGGTGCTTCATACGACGCAAGCACTCCGCATTGATCGACGCCTTTCCTCCCTCGGTCTTGTCCGCTCGGGTGCCATCCACCAGATACCACTCACCATCTTCACCCCGCTCGGGCTTGAACAGCTCAGTGATCGATCCGGACGGGTTCGGGTTGACCTCGAACCCGGCTAGACTATTGAGTACGCTCTGCTCCCGATCGACGCGCAAGGTGAGCTCCCGGACGGCTCTCTCGGCCCGCTCGACATCCACGCACACTCCCTGCTCTTCCATGTCGATAATCACCGGCATTAAGTCCCGCTCCAAGCTATGCACCCGGTACAAGTCTTGCCGCTCGATTTCAGCTTGTTGCCAGTTGTACAGCGCCAGAGTTACCACGGCGTCTTGTATCGCGTACTTGGACACAATCCGAATCGGAGCGCGCGATATATTGGGCATTTGAACGTTTCGAGTGGCCCGACCGCCAAAAGGGCGGCGAGTTCTGCATAAATCTCCTCGTCTTTTTGCATCCCGGCGTATTTACGCGCCAGAAAATCGAGCGAAAATGTCGGTTCATGCTCATTAATCAATGCCCCCCTAATCATCGTACAATCGATGCGCTCCGGCGGTAAAGTCACCCCGGCCTCGCGCAAAAAATGGTAGTCGAATTTGATGTTGTGACCCACCCAAGTCCCCACCCGCTCTTCGCGGATGAGGTCCTGTAACCACTGTATCACTTGAGGATCTTGTCGAACATCCCAGTACGCTGACTGGTCATCCCAAGCGATAGAGATGCCAAAGAGCTTGTCGCGCCACCAATCGAGCCCAGTCGTCTCGGTGTCGATCACGAGCACTTTAGCGTGTTCGATGCGTGGGAATGTGCTCAAAACGGAATGTCGTCGCCGTAGATATCGTTTACTGTCTTGGCCGCCCAAGACTGGGGAGTAACGCGCTCGTTAGAATCCCTCGATTGCGGCGCCGCCTCTTTACGATTGATTTTAAGCGAGAAGTACTTTTTGCCTTCAAGCTTGGAACCGGGCTTGCCCTCATTCACCCAAGCACTGAGCCAGTATTCGACTCCGTCTACATTAATTGAGCCAGTGTGAGTCGGATGCGTCTCCTTCTCTTTTCGCGTGTTCGCGGCCAAGATGCCGGTGTTGGTGTTATCGTACGCCATGTTGTAAGTCCTCTATCGTTGTTAATGAAGCTTGAATTATATCACCACTGCTCTAGGCAGTCAATCCCCTACAGTTTGTATCCGTTGTATCCCTCCACGATATCGAGTTCGTTTTTCGTGCGGGTCATCCCAACGTAAAACACTCGTACTTCGTCGTCCGGATTTTTCTCCGATGTCTCCACCACACGNGCCGTTTGATCGGTTAAAAGTACCACATGATTCGCTTCGTGACCCTTGGCGGCATGGATAGTGGAGAGTCGGATCGTGGGCGTCGCTTCCANATCAGCTTCGGCGAAAAAATCGACGGTACGCGCCGGTACATTGAGTGCAACGTAGAACGGCGTACCAACGATCGCTCGGTAATCATTCGATTCGAGTAATCTGCGGGTTTTTGCTGTAGCGACATTGAAAAGCGCGGTACGAAGCGAGTCCGAGAGTATCTCTCCCTTTTCCAACGCCTTGAATGCTCGGATACCGGCGGCGAACTTATTGTCCCACATACCGGGGCGGCCGGATTCTCGGGAGTAGGGGATACGCCGCTCGATGAGCTGTTGCTCGACTTCCCGGAGAACCGAATGCGTGCGTCCGAGAAGTAGCGTATCGCGACCATGCTCAAGTTCCACCGAATGAATCGACCCATGAAGTCGGACCACACCCGGGTGGCCTTTGGAATTGAACGTCTTATCCACTCGGAATGCAATGCGACGAATGAGGGACTGAGAGCGCTCGTGGACACTAACTGGAAGTCGATGCGAGAGCGATAGAACTTCGCTTGTACCATTATGTTTGTCCGTGAATTTAGACATACCATGAGGGTCCGCTCCTGACCACGCATAGATCGCTTGNTCATCGTCCCCTGCGATATGCACCTCGTGTGCCCGCCGTACGAGCTTTTCGATAACCGCCCACTGAAGAGGGGATAGATCTTGGGCTTCGTCGACGAAGACCACTTCCGCATCGGACCTGAATGGTTGATTGGCGGCTTTTTCAAGCATGTCTGTAAAGTCGTAATAACCGAAAGTGCTCTTCCATGTGCGATACGCTCTCGAAAAGACTTCGAATTCCGCTCTAGTTCCGGGTCTGTCGGAGATGTCGTACACATCCGATGGAGCCGCAAAGATAGATCGTGCATAATTAATNATGTCCAAGTAGAAATCCCCATCACTCCTCTCCTCGTCGTCTTCAGGTGACTTTCCTATTACTGGCACTCCGACTGCCTTGGAAAATTCTCGGAGCTTAGCCGGATCCACGACCTGTGACTGCTTGAGCCCCAGTGTTCGGAATGCNAATGCGTGAATAGTGCTGACATTCTTGGACTTCTTGATTCCAAGACGGGAGAGCGCTTCGCTCGCCGCCGCACGTGTAAAGGATAGAAACGCGATCCGCTCAGGGGCCACCCCACTGTCGCGAACCGCCTTCACCCTCCTGAGTAACTCGGTAGTTTTACCGGTACCCGGAGGGCCATAAATGGCACTGACTTGCATCAATACTCGGAGACTTCAGACGCTTCAATATCGAAATCGGCACTCACCTTCACTGCGCCGGCTTTGATGGTCTCGTATAGCTCTTCAGCACGCTTGTACGTACCCTCGTCCACGAATCCGAGTGCTGTAACATTGAAATTGTAGTAGCTCTCGTTACGCGCGTTGGTCTCAGTGGNCGCACTCAGCTTGTAAGCCCGGCTAAACGAATCCGTGTTGGTAAGCCGAATTAACGAGTTCCAACGCTTGGACACTTTCACCTTGCTCTTGCTCATCGATACCACCGCTTCTCTCCATGCGGCACCATGGTGCACTAGNCAAAAGTGCTGAGCGGTTTCGGCGACTTCCAAGCCCTCTTCNCCCAACTGCGCGATAGCGTCGGCCGCGAGTTGCGGAGTAGCAAAAGCGCCGCGAAATCCGTTAGCACCACCACCACCGAGCTTGCGATCTTTCCACACGAGGAACTGCTTGGTGTAGTACACCGGCACCACCGTAACCGACTCGCCGTAAAGCTCACGGGTAACGTTGTTGTAAAGCATTCCCTCGTCCGCGCCCTCAATATACGCGGGATCAGTCTTCTTGCGAGCGGGTGACAACGCTTGGATCAGCTCNATGCGCGGGATGATTATGTCGTTAGATCCNACGTTTTCAGCTCCGCGATTNCCTTTTTTATCTCTAAGCCATTCAGGAACATCGTTTTGCAATACNACTTCACTACTTTCCACTGTCGCTAGCTCATTTTTGGTCTTGGCCATTTAATTACTCCATAAGTTAAAAAAGACGCACCGGAGTGCGCCGGGTTATCCGCATCATTGCGAATTCTTTACGCCTTAGTGATCGATGCCCGAGTAAACGGGGATACATTGAGCAGATCTTCAGGGATTTCCTCTCCGGCCTTGTACATGCCTTTGACAGCCGCTTTCAAGGTAGAGGCGTTAACGGTTTCGGAGATCAGATCCGAGCGACCATTGTCGCGGAGCCAATCGTAAAATTTAGCCTTCATNTCGGTNTTAACCGACACGTGCATATCNGCAGTGAGNGAGACTCGACCAACCCCAGTGATCGTTATCCGATCCACGCCTTCGTCTTCCATCTGGGTAGGTATCTTCGTGATTCGCAAGAAATCGAACTCAGCGTTGATACCTTTTAGCTGACCCTCGATTATCTCTTTTTGCAACTGGATCGCGTACATGGAAACGATTAAATCTTTGAGCGCCATCGCGTCGTAGTGTGTGTAGTCGTGTTCAGTGTGCACCTTTAACTCCTTTAATTCCGATTCTAACTGGTGTGTAAGCCCGATCCC